TATTTTATATTATACCTATAATCCATATTATCAATATGGAGTAACTTCAAAAAATCTAAAAAAGCGAGATGATTTATCTATTCGTCATGAACATAATATCTTTTATGTCCTAGATCAACTAAGATTAGGTAAATCTACTGGAAATTCTGCATTATCATTAGTAAATGGATATATTAATGCACTAGATCCAGAATATCGATATCTAATATATCAAATAATAGATCATAATCTTGAAACTCGTGCAACTACTACTCAAATCAATAAAGTATTTACTAACTTGATACCTACATTTGATGTTGCTCTTGCACAAGATGCAACTAAAGTAAAAGGAGTCGATATATTTGATGGTACTTGGTATGCTATGCGAAAGCTTGACGGAATTCGCCTAATTACAATTATTTCAGGAGGAGATATCAAGTTCTTTTCTAGAAATGGAAAAGAAGTACATACTCTTGACAAATTAAGAGCCTCAATCAAGGCCATGAATTTACCCGATATAGTATTAGATGGTGAAATATGTCTTTCTACTGAAGATGGCTCAGATGACTTCCAGGGAATCATGAAGGAGATCCAACGTAAGAATCATACTATAGAAAATCCAAAATATTGGGTATTTGATATTTTGACTCCTCAGGAATTTTCTACAGGAGTTGGAGAAGATAAATTTATGAATAGACTTAGTCGCTTGGATATAGATTCAAAATTTATTATAAAATTAGATACTTATCCATTAACTTCTGAAGAAGATTTAGTACAGTTAAAAAAAGAATCTGCCAAATATAATTGGGAAGGTTTAATGGCTAGAAAAAATAGTGGATACGAAGGTACTCGAACAAAACGACTTCTTAAATTAAAAGAGTTTCATGATGCAGAATATCAAGTGGTGGATATTATTATGGGACCACAAAGAATACTTGAAAATGGACAAGAACGATCAGAAGAAGTATTAAGCGCAGTAGTTATTGAACATCGAGGAAATAGAGTAAGAGTAGGAAGCGGATTTACAATAGATGAACGCAGATATTATTACAAAAATCCTCAAATGATAAAAGATTGTATTATAACAGTAACATATTTTGAGGAAACTCAAGATCAACATGGAAACTATTCACTTAGATTTCCAGTATTTAAAACGTGTCACGGAACACAAAGAACAGTTTAATTAAGTAACCCCTAAAATCAAAATAAGCATGTATTACATTGCAAAAGTAAAGTTCGAGAACATCGACGAAGCAGGAAAAATCAAGAAAATGTACGAACAGTATCTTGTAGAAGCATTATCTGTGTCGGATGCTGAAGAAAAATTAATCGAAAGATTTAAAGAGTCTATCTCTGAGTTCGGAGTAGTAAGTGTAGTTGAATCAAAAATCCTAGGTGTAATTAACTAATTAGACGTATGAAGAAGATGCCAACTAGCGTAGCTGAAAAAGTTTATGATGTCCTAATGCGATTTGCAGAAGCAAGTCCAAATCATTACGAAAGAGAATCATTTATTTTTCATTTTGGAGTACTTGAAGACAAGAGTAATCAATATACTCTTACTTGCATGGATGACAAACCTAGAGTATTTACTTGTAAAAAGGATGGAGCCATGTGGATAACTGGAAAAGGTGATACTAAAGTTAATCCTATTCTTTATCGAATCGGTGAAGAAGCAAAGAAAACTAAAGCATTATTCGATGCTGCTGAAAGTACCACTTGTTAAATCAGTTCAATTTAATTATGATCTATTAAGTCAACTTGACCAACTTGTTTCTGATCTTACTTTAGAAACAGGAAAGTTACCAAGTTATCTTATATTCAATGGACCTCTTGGAAAGGAGGTCCTAGATCATTTAAATAGTCAAAACTGGAATCTTTCTACTTTTAAGCTGACTTATGGTCAGGCTGGAAATAATATAGAAGGTGGATATGATACTGCAATTGATTATACTGAAACTAGAGGAGCAATTTCTGATTCTAGTTTAAATGGGAAAATCATAAATGGAATTCCTGGACCAGAAACTCTAGGTAAAATATTAGGATCAATGTATTCTCCTCAATTTACTATAGAGAAAAAAATAAAGCCTAGTGCACAAATAAAATTAATTAGAGAATAATATGAAATATATGTTGATTAAATTATTCACAATATGGAGTATATTAATTATATCATTAACGTTATTTGGAGAATATGCTATAAGTCGACCTCTAAATCATTTCATTCAAGTTCCGTTAATTTTTATGGCCGTTGTTTTGACTGTCGGCTCAATAAAATATACAGTCGATTTATTATTTAAAAAACATAAAAAGAATGATTAGTACAATTATTATTGTTGTTGGAGTTATCTTAGGAGTGGTAACCATTGTTAAAAATTGGGATGATGGAGATATTACACCAATAAATATTTTTAAAGGAGTCGGTTTCCTACTAGGAGGAATCAGCTTAGGAATAATTCAACCTTTTACTATTGAAAAAATAGACGCTGGAAATGTTGGACTTAAAGTTAATCTAACAGGAAATGAGCGAGGAGTAAGTAAATCTACTTATGTTAGTGGTTGGAATATGTATAATACATGGACCAGTGATCTACATCAATACCCTACGACTCAACAGACAATTGAATATCCAGAACAACAAGTAATTACAAAAGGAGGATTTGCTGCTCTAATTCACCCAACGTTTAACTACTCAATTGTTCCTAGTACAGTATCTGATATGTTTCAGAATCTTAGACTAGATATTAAATCAATTGAACAAGGTTGGCTAAAGAATGCAATTACTTCATCAGTTAATGATATTGCAAATATTTGGGAAGTAGACTCAATCTTTAATCATAGAGCACAATTTGAAGCTGCAATTGTAGTTGAGTGTAATAAAAGAATTAGTAAATGGTTTACTGTTAGTCAATTAAAAACTAATATCGTTCCGCCTCAGTCATTACAGAATGCAATTGAAGGAAAAACAAAAGCTATTCAAGAAGCGCAAGCGGCAATTCAACGTAAGCAAGTAGCAGAAGCTGAAGCTCAAGAGAAAATTGCAATTGCAAAAGGAGATTCTGCACAGGCCGTAATTGCTGCAAGTGGTAAAGCTAGAGCAAACTCACTATTACAACAGTCTTTGACACCAATGCTTCTTCAACAAAAATGGATTGAAGCTTGGAGAGAAGGAGGATCTAAAGTTCCAGAAGTAATTAGTGGATCTGGCGGAGAGAAATTTATGTTTAACTTAAAATAGTTAAATTTAATAATTCGGAGCCGCTAAATTAAAACTAGCGGCTTTTTTATTGTATAATAATTAATATGGAATATTCAGAATTTAAAAAAGTACTACAGGAATATCGAGATACTAATAAAGATATTTCTGATCTATATGATATTGGAGTAAATATTTTAGATGGAAAATATGCAATAGGAGAATCTTATTATACACTATTTAAATCTTTAATTGAGTCACATTATGGTGAACTTGGATTTGACTGGGTTGAGTGGTTTATATTTGAATCAAAATACGGAGAAGATAAAACTATGAATGCTACTGATAATGGTAAACGTATTTGTTATTCAACTAAATCACTTTGGAAATTTTTAGAAAAAAATCATAAACTATGAAATATAAATTAACTAGAGAATTCGACCGACTTGTAAAAGAGTCATTTGATATAAAATGGATAGAATGGACTGAATTAGGTCGATTCAAAGAAGGTTTTGATGAACCTGCATTAGGAAGAAGTTTAGTATTGGCTCCATTTACTGCAGCATTTACTTGGCAAACAACAGAAGTAATTGAAATTCTTGAAAAATCTGAATCTATAATCAGATTTAAAACAAAAAATTCAATTTATACACTTGAAATCAATAATTAAAAAAATAAAATTAGTATATTTAAAATATCTAAGAACAAACAATATACTAAATAAAATAAGAGACCTCGGATTGGGTCCAAAATCATAAGCTAATGAAAACACTATTAACAATTATTCAAATCATTTTTAAGGTCCTATGGTTAATCTTAGGAGCTACTGTAATCGTACCTATTTTAACTTTTCTAATTACAGGAAACTCCTGGTTAGACATATATTTTGACTTTATTGAATTAACTACTCACACTGAAGACTCACCTAATTAATATATTATGTTTATTACTGCACTTGCCTTATTAGCATCTGGAATGATTATTATGGATGCGTATTATGAATTACAAATAAAGGAGCTTAAAGAAGCTATTGTTGTTACTTCAAGTTTTGTAATTATTGTATGCATATTAAATCTTGCATGGATACCTGCAATTGTATGGTTTTGTATTGCTGGATTAGAATATAAAGAGTATTTAGAAATGTAATATGGGAAAGAATATAGTATCTTTTAATTATAACGGTTGCTTTGATCAACCTGATGTTTTACGATATGCTAAAGAACTTAATGATAGAGGATATAGAATTTTTATCTTAGGTAGATATGCTATTGTTGGAGATATTATAGATCTTTGCGATGAGAATGGAATCACGATAGATGAAGAACATATATTTCTAGTTCCTCCAACTATGGAAAAGATAGAATTTCTTGAACAAAATGATTTTGTATTCCATTTAGAAACAGATCCTATTGAAATTAAAAACAGTGAAGATACTCAAATGCTTTGCGATGTTATACAATATGGAGCAAGTTGGAAGAAGAGATGCGAGGAAGCAATAGAAGCAAGATGTTTTATTTGCGGAGGAAAGTTCTATCATAAATTAAGTTGCCCAACAGGAAAATTAACAATTTATTTAAATAACGATGTCAACAGTTAGATTTATTGCAGATTTGCATCTAGGCCATACTAATATGGCTTTACATAGAGGATTCACTTCAGTTGAAGAACATGATGAATATATTATTTCACAATGGAATAAGAAAGTACATAAACGAGATATAACATGGATCTTAGGTGATGTAACAATGGAGTCTAGTAAATCATATCCATTACTAAATCGTTTAAATGGTATGAAGAAAGTAGTATTAGGTAACCATGATAGACCGTCTGATGTTCCTGAATTACTTAAGTATGTTAATAGTGTATCTGGGATGGTTCGTTATAAAGGTTTATGGTTAACTCATTGCCCAGTTCACGATAGAGAACTTGAATTTAGAGTACCTAGAAATATTCATGGACACATTCATGATAAAAAAGTAATGCGTATTTCTTGGAATTATGGAAACGCCACTGGTATGGAAGAAGATGACAGATACTTGTGCGTTTCCTGCGAACAAGTAGATTATACACCTATTTCACTAGATGAATTAAAAAGTAAATATTTTATTGTATAATACATATGGGAACTAACTTTAACCGAATTCCTAAAGAGGAAGAAGTAATCAAACGAAAAGCTCAATTATTAAAAGATCTAGATACTTTATCGTTAGATCCAGCTAATATAGAACGATGTTTTCAAGAAACTAATGATGATAATTACAATAGTGAAAGCTGCTGGGATAAATTCGTAGACGGAATTAGTGTACATTTAGGAAAGAGGAGCATGGGATGGAAATTCTGTTGGAATTTTCATAAAAACAAATACTACTCTAATAAAGAAGAATTACTTGCTTATATTAGAAGTGGAAGAGTAGTAGATGAGTATGGGGCGGAAATTGAGGTTGAAGAATTTATTGAAATGGCTTTAACTTGGTGTCAACCTGATGGATTAACTGTAAACCATGAATATGAAAAACGTGAATCAGAAAAGAATCCAAATAGATTTTGGCATGGACCAAAATATTGGGATCTAGAAATAGATGGATTAAGAGTATCTTCAGCAACTGATTTTTCTTAATATTATGAATGATATAATTATAAAAGCATATGAATCTTTAATTGGAAAAGATTTTATGTATGTTAGTAAGCACGGTAGTGAAACGAGAGGGACTATTGAATCAATAACTAGTACATATACTATGTCTAGCGACAAAGCATCCTTAAATAAACTAGCATACCTTGTAGATCATTCTGTAAAAGGAACTGGAAAAATGGAGAAACCAAAAAACTCTGATTCTGATAAATGGCTAGGCTATCAATTAGAAGTACATGTAGTTTCAACAAAAGGTATTGTTTATAATTTAAATGAAATCTATATTTTAGTATGATTACAGTAGAAGAAATAGTTAAACTTGGAGGTTTGCAAAATCCGCAAATAGATTATGAATTTCATTTTGATGGATGGGAATATCTTTATAATTATAAAACTAAAACATTTTGGTGGATTAATGATGGATTTGGAGAACCTGAATTATTATCAAGTGGAGTAACCACACAAGATCACCTTTTTGAAATACTTGATTCATTAAATTTAATTGACTAATATGACACCTAGAGTAAAACAAATTATCAGAGAACACCTAGAAGTAATAGGAGGAGTTTCTTCTTATCCTGAAAATGAAAGATTTAAATATTTATCAGCTTTAATAACTTTTGTAATAGAACTAGAAGAACTAGGCTTTCTAGATAAAATAAAAGTAATATATCCTTATTTAAGATTCGGTAATGAAAAATTAAGTGGATTCCCATTAAATACTAAAATAAAAAATAATTAAAATTATGAATAATTTAGATAAGCAATATATTGAATTACTTCAAGATATTTTAGATAATGGAGTAACTAAAAGTGATAGAACAGGGACAGGAACTATTTCAGTTTTCGGTAGACAGATTCGTCACAAAATGAGTGAGGGATTTCCTCTTTTAACTACAAAAAAAATTGCTGTTAAATCAGTTATTACAGAACTTTTGTGGTTCCTAAGAGGTGACACTAATATTAAATATTTAGTAGATAATGACTGTAATATTTGGAATGGGGATTGCTATCAAGCTTACTTAAAAAATTGGAAACCTGAAAATCCTTTAGAAGAGCTGGATGACCCATACCGATTAATAAGCGGTACTAACTTAGTAAATGAACGCCCT